ATACTATGAATAATAATACTATGAATAATAATACTATGAATAATAATACTATGAATAATAATACTATGAATAATAATACTATGAATAATAATACTATGAATAATAATACTATGAATAATAATAATAATGAACAAGATATATTGGGACTAATAAATAGTCAATCAAATATATTAAACTCAACAATACCTTTGATTATTCAATCTTACTCAGTAATACAATCTCAGCAAAATAATATATCAAATTTATTAAATATTTTTGGAAATTCTACATCATCATCAACACAAATGAGTCCGTCAGCGGTAACAGTACCAATAACATTTGAATTTTCATTATATGATTTATCAAATAGTGATATGGTTAATCCATTGGTACAAAATATAATGTCAGTTTTGAATAACACAACAGAAGAGGGATTATCAGCCGAAGATATATCAAACTCAACTCATCTAACTAGATATAGTTATATTACTCCACGAAGAATTAACGAAACATGTCCAATATCGTTAGATGTATTTATAGATGATGATGAAGTACTTAAGATAATAAGATGTGGTCATTATTTTAAAAAAACAAGTTTGGAACAGTGGTTAAGTATGACACCAAATTGTCCTATATGTAGATGTAATTTAAGAGGAACGCAACTAACCTAAATAATTTAAGTGAAGAAAATAATAGCGTTTAGTTAAAAATAATATCTAAATATATTATATAATGGTTGATAGTAGTTTAGGATTAGGAGATTTGTTTAAACAGCTTAAATTAAGTGATAATAAAAGTAGTAATAATAAGAAGAGAAAACGTTCAAACGGAAGTAGTCGTGCAACATTAAAAAAGAGAAGAATGGTACAAAGTTCTAGTAGAAGTAGAAGTAGTAATAATAAAAAAAGAACAAGAAGGAGTTCTAGTAGTAGAAAACGAAAATCACAAGAAAAAAAGAAAAGAATAGCAAAGGCTAAACAAACACGTAAAACAAATAAAGAGAAAGAACAAAAGCTCGAAATTGAAAAAAAAAAGCGTAATGATGATAAGATACATAAACAGAACCAAGCTAGAAATGAACGTGCGGTAAGATATGTATTAAAAAGAGCAGTTAAATTAGAAAAAGATATCAAAAAAAAGAAAAAAGATGATGTATCAAAAGCTGAAATGGAAGATCTTGAATCTATAATGGGACGGGTAACAATGATCGAAGAAAAAACAAAAAACGGTGGTGAAATAAAATCATTGAGTGATGAATTAAGTGATTTAGAGAAACTATTTAGCAATATGTAAAAATATTATTATAGTTTATAATAATGAATTTATTAAAATATTTAATAGAACTAATCGGTACTTTTATTTTCTTATCGGTTATATTATCATCAGGAGAAGCAATACCAATAGCAATAGCATTAGCAGCAGTAATATTTTTTGGTGGTAAAATATCAGGAGGAAATTATAATCCGGCAGTAAGTACAATGATGTATATGAATAACAAATTAAATACGACAGATTATGTTATGTATGTAATATCGCAAATTGTGGGTGGACTTCTAGCATTAGCACTACATAATGCTAAAAAATAATATGCTAAATTAGTTTAATGGTTTTTTTAATAATTTTTAGTATAAAAAACATTAAACAAAAAAACATTAAACAAAAAAACATTAAACAAAAAAACATTAAACAAAAAAACATTAAACAAAAAAACATTAAACAAAAAAACATTAAACATTAAACAAAATAACATAAAAGCAACTAAGTAATAAACTATTATCAAATAAATGGGTGAAGAATGTATAGGTATAGATTTAGGAACAACCTACTCATGTGTGGGTGTATGGCAAAATGATCGCGTAGAAATCATAGCAAATGACCAGGGAAATAGAACAACGCCTTCATATGTAGCATTTACAGAAGAAGAAAGAATTATAGGAGACGCTGCTAAAAATCAGGTAGCCTCAAATTGTGAAAATACAGTATTCGACGCTAAACGGTTAATAGGCAGAAAATTTTCAGATAAAATCGTAGAACAGGATAAAAAACATTGGCCATTTGAAGTGACTGCGGATAGTAATGATAAGCCGTTAATCGGTGTAAAATATAAAGGTGAACCAAAACAATTTTCAGCAGAAGAAATATCATCAATGATATTGATAAAAATGAAAGAAACTGCTGAATCATATTTAGGTAAGGAAGTAAAAAATGCTGTAATTACAGTACCAGCATATTTCAATGACTCACAACGTCAAGCAACAAAAGATGCTGGTATGATTGCCGGATTAAATATATTACGAATTATTAATGAACCAACAGCAGCTGCAATCGCATATGGTCTAGATAAAAAAACCGGAAAAGAAGGTGAGAATAATGTTTTAATTTTTGATTTAGGTGGAGGTACATTTGATGTTTCAGTATTAACTATAGAGGAAGGTATATTTGAAGTGAAAGCTACAGCAGGGGATACACATTTAGGTGGTGAAGATTTTGATAATAGAATGGTAGATTTTTTCTTACAAGAGTTCAAGAGAAAATTCAAAAAAGATATGAGTAAAAATAATCGTTCTATGAGACGACTAAGAACAGCATGTGAACGCGCGAAGAGAACATTATCTTCTTCGACAGTAGCTCAAATAGAAATAGATTCTTTATTTGAAGGAGTAGATTTCAATTCATCAATTACACGAGCAAGATTCGAAGATATTAATATGGATTATTTCAGAAAATGTATGGAGCCTGTAGAAAAAGTGATGAAAGATGCGCATTTTTCTAAATCACAAATAACAGATATAGTATTAGTGGGTGGTTCGACACGAATTCCAAAAATCCAACAAATGTTGAGTGATTATTTTGGTGGAAAATCATTATGTAGAAATATTAATCCGGATGAGGCTGTTGCTTATGGAGCAACAGTTCAGGCAGCTATATTATCTGGTCATAATGAATCACAAACACTAAATGATTTACTACTATTAGATGTTACACCATTATCATTAGGATTAGAAACCGCAGGTGGAGTAATGACACCATTAATTAAAAGAAACTCGACAATTCCCACAAAAAAATCGCAAACTTTTTCCACATATGCTGATAACCAGCCAGGGGTATTAATTCAGGTATTTGAAGGCGAACGAGCTATGACAAAGGATAACAACAGACTAGGACAATTTTCACTTGATGGTATACCACCGATGCCTCGTGGTCAACCTCAAATTGAAGTATCATTTGATGTAGATTCAAATGGAATTTTAAATGTATCCGCCGTTGAAAAATCTACAGGTATGGAAAATAAGATAACAATTACGAATGATACTGGTAGATTATCAAAAGAAGAAATAGAAAGAATGGTCGAAGAAGCGGAAGAATATAAAGCAGAAGACGAATTAACAAAACAAAAAATAGAAGGTAAAAATGATTTAGAAAATTATCTAGGAAGTGTTGAAGGTATTACTAAAAATGAAGCAATGGCATCAAAATTAGGAGAAACAGAACTTAATGAGATAAAAGAAAAAGTAGAAGAGATTAATAATTGGATGAGTTCAAATGATTTATATAATAAAGACGAATATGAAAGTAAGAAAAAAGAATTGGAGGGGGTGGTAAATCCACTGATGTCAAAGATGCAAGAACAATCAGCGGAAGGAATGCCTGGAGGAATGCCTGGAGGAATGCCTGGAGGAATGCCTGGAGGAATGCCTGGAGGAATGCCTGGAGGAATGCCTGGAGTACCGGAAGAAGTAAACAATGACCATGATGAAGGTCCAAAAATAGAGGAAATCGATTAATATATTAATCGATTCTAACCCAATAAAAAAACGCAAGAATACAATAAATAATAATAATACCAATACAACAAAATAAACAAAAATTAAAAAATATGTTAGATTCGTTTAATGTAGAAATTGTAGTGATATTATCACTATTATCACTATTATCAATATTATCACTATTATTATCCATAGGTGTAATAGTGATACGACACACAGGACATGTAGGTGATTTAGAATACCATAAAGAAAAACAATTAGGATGCATATATGGATTACATTGGCAATATGAAGTCATTTGTAATCTATCACAAGTTATTCTAAATGTATTATTATGGTCATTAATAGTCTGATTACATATAATACAAAAATGAGAAGCCGGTTCTAGTTCATTTTGTGAAAATTCAAATATAGGATTAAAATCTGTCATTATATATAATAATGATTGGAGAAATTTTTTATATAGGTATAGTTTTGTTTATGATTACACAATTATATTTTCTAGTAACAAGAAATTATGACAAAATAGAATTATTTAAAAATAATAAAGAAGAGGCAAAAGATACAAGTTGTCCGAATATTTTACTAAAAAAAGGTGACAAATATTTACTTCAAAATACGAAAAAAATGATGGTGCCTGGTGTAAATCCAATCCAATTTAATAATTTAGATGAATATGAGGAGTTCATAAAATGGCAGCGTTCGCAAAAGATAAATTGTCCTGTGTTATATTTGGAATACGCATACAATACGCAAGACCAACCGGTTTATTTTGTATCACCAAATCCACCATTTAGTGGTAATAAATCAATGCCGGAATATACACCACGATTTAAAGATGAGTTATGTAATTCAAAATAAAATAAAAAAAATAAATAAAATAAACAAAATAAACAAAATAAACAAAAATAAAGACAATAATACAAGTAGAATTATAAAATGAGTATTGGTATTATTGATTATATATAAAATAGCAAAAACCAGAAAATCAAACAGAAACAAAAACAGAAACAAAAACAGAAACAAAAACAGAAACAAAAACAGAAACAAAAACAGAAACAAAAACAGAAACAAAAACAGAAACAAAAACAGAAACAAAAACAGAAACATCAAAGAAGATTAAACCAAAATATTTTTGCTCTAAAAAAATGTTCACAAAAAAAACACAAGAATTGTTCATACATAGAAGGTGTTGTATAATATACATTTTTTACACATAAAACAAATTGAATATCATATATAATATATTTTTTCCTCTTTTTCTTATGATTATTATATCTGTTATAAAAATAAGATTTATCATGATAATAGCAACAAGTATCAAGTTGATTGATAGGTAGGTCATTGAAATATCTTCGTTTATTAAATTCGGTTCCTGGTCCACAGTAATTATATCTAGGAATATGAAATTCTTTACATGAGATAATATTAAACAATAATCCAAAAAAACAACATAAGTTAAATCGCATTAATATTATAAATAAGCAGAGACAAATTTAAATACTTTAAACTATATTTTATGTAAAAAAACAAAAATATGGTGTTAATTTATAGATGTTTATCTTCAATAGAAATAGATATATAGCTCTTGTAAGTATGTTAATAATTTCAATACTGATATGGTATAATACAATTTTACTGACAAATAAATACAATCAAAATAAACTACCTGTGCCTACAGGTACACAAATACTGGGTCTATTTCTGGGATTATTAATAACATTAATGTATTGGTTAAAACAATGTATGACGATAATACCAAGACAAACCAATTAAAATAATTACGTAGTTTATTCATTTTAAAAAATGAATAATATTCAGGATTGTTTTTTTACTAATTTTTCTGGATTTACCTGTATTATGATTAGTCATTTTAATATTAAATAATTCATCCGAATTATTATTAATAATATGAAGAAGTATATGTAATTTAGGATAAATTAAAGCAATAGCTTTAGCAGATTTGTCACTAACCTGAGGTATTTGCATTAAAAAAATCTGGGTAATATTTTCAGGGGTAATATTATCTTTTTTAGTACATTTAATAGTAGAGCAATAATCAACATCCGAAATTTTTTTGTCACCATCATTATTAAAAGAATTGCCTTGTTCAAGAGAATAATACGGTATCCTTTTATCAATATCTTTAGTTATCTTAATACAAAATTGATGTAAAATATGGATGGTTTCTTGAATATTATAAGTTCGAATCAGTGAAAAACCTTTAAAATAAGAAATCGAACATAATGTAGAATATATGAGGTTATGGTTATGAGATTTTAATAAAGGTCCTTCAATAATATAATAAATATTATGATTATGTGTACTAGAAGACGATAATCTTAGAGATTGTTCTGCGTATCGTTTATCTTTTATACTAGATAAAAGGTCAGGAATAGTTTTACGTTCAAATATGGCGACAATATTTTTAGAAGGGTCAACAATATGTATATCTCCGATGTCTAAAGTGTCGAGAGAGAAAGAAATATCAGAAAGATAGTTAAACTTGCTGCAATCATTATTCTCAGTATTAGTATTTTTAAGGAAGTCGATAATTTTAGACTCCCGTTTGTCTATAATCAAATTCATTAGATAAAAAAGTGATATATATAAAATGACTACGAATCCTATAAGTATTTTTTTACAAAAAATAAAAATGAATTTGAATATAAATAACAAAATAGTGACAATATGTTTAGAAAAATCACAAGATATAGATAAAGAGATAAAATATATATGTAAAAAATCATATAACAACTATGATGAATTCCTGATATGTATAACCGAAAAATATTTAGAAAAAATAGGTGAAACATCAATATTTAAGAATATATTGATGTTAACAGAAAATGAAAATAAATTTATAGATTTAGTAAAAACAAATATACAGAGTGCAATAAAGCAACAAAAATTATTTAAAGAATACTATGAAGAAAACATAAATAATATAATAAGTGATAAAGTATACCTGGAATACTAATAAAAATCAGAATCATAATCCCAATATCCATTTCGATTGTGTGAGTTAATCGCACCTTCAATATATGGTTTAAACATACTATTAAGTGATGTAAAATTACTCTCCATGATAACTGCTAGTGAGGTTTTTATGAGTATAAAAATTATTACTAAGATCTGTAAAATTACTATCTAATAAAGTAAAACTACTATCTAATAAAGTAAAACTACTATCTAATAAAGTAAAACTATTATCAATTACTGTAAAACTACTATCTAATAAAGTAAAATTATCGCCTAGTGTAGTAAAACTACTATTCAAATCCTCAAAATCATCATCAAGTGTAGCGTGAGAAGCTTTTAATGTAGTATATCTAAATGTATTACTACTAATATCTTTAGCTAGGTCATCTATATCATCTTCAAGATCTTTTGCTAACGTCAATATTTGAAAAGCGAAGTAGATTAAAATAACACCTACAATTAAAAGAAATAAAAGTAATAACGTAGAAACAATATTCATCTATATAATATATAATATACAAAATATTTTTTTTATCCATAATAAGTGCATTAATGGTGATGATTATCCTTTAATAGAGCAACAGATATAATAGCAAATAAAAAGCCAATAAGTTCTTTTATGCTATACTGCTCTTTATATTGATATACACCAACGATAAATAAAATAAAAAAATGAAATAAATGCCAAATAATATTAGCAGTAGCTAATTTATAATATTTTAAAAGTTTAAAGAAAAAAATGCCGGTAAATAAATATCCAATAAGTCCTAAATAATAGAAATTAGAATCATTAGTAGTTAATGAATGTTTAAAAGATATACTAGAAAGAGATTCAATAATACTGCCTATTAAAGCAAAAGCATAATGATACATAGTTAGTTTATATATAACTAAAATAAAAGTAAATAAAATTATGCGACACTAGTTAAACTAAAAGTATAAGGATTTTCTTTAAAAGCGTCAAGTAGTGATGGGTCAATGCGATTATTAACATCAGTTAATATTTGGTTGGGCATACGCATTGTTCCAATTTGTTGTTTATTAGGCATAACATCTCTAATATGGTCCGGGACATTTTGTCGTGAATTGGTAAAATCATTTTCATTTTTGCTAGGGTGTTTCATATTAATATTATGATTAAATAAGTTATTATTACCACCTGGTGTCCATGGAGTCGTAGTTTTATTATTATTATTTCGTTGATTATGAACCACAGAATTATCTTTAACACCATAGTGAGTTGCTCCAGGAGTACCCGGAATATGTCTAGTTGTATTGGAACGGTGTGTTTCTGTCATAAGAACATCACTAGGAGCAATTTCTTGTATGTCTTTAGAAGTGCCGCTAACACCAACTTTAATATTATTATCAGCAACAGAGTAGTTAATACTTTGTCGTAATGTAGATTTTGGAATATCAATAGGGTCATATATATGTTGTCCTCCTGAACCAATCTTAGAAATATACCCGTCTTTATATAAATTTTCAACCACCAATTCTTTTCTAGTAGGTTTCAAAGTATCTAAAATAGGAGCAATACTACTCATCATATTAGTAATACCTTGAATATTACCATAAAATGTATTATCAGTATTTTTAGATCTATAAGTTTCATTATTAGAAAAAGATATTTTCTGGTCAGTTATATGTTGAGGATGGGTTGGATTAGGAATGCCTCTAATTTCTCCATAGACGTGGTCTTTAATAGGGGGGTCAAAGTTTTGATTAGATATAGTGGCGGTTGAGTAAGCTCCATTGGAAGGCATACCAATATATTCAACACAGGTTGTATCGCGGTTTTGGGCAGAAAGGTCTGGTTTAGTTTGTAAAGTAGCATTTTTAACAGTATTACTAGTAAAGTAGCGTTGTGGTCCATGTAAAAAATATGTGTCGGGATTATATTTCTTAACTTGTGCGTGTTCAGCCCGATTTTGAACAATAGAACTAGGTGGTCCCGTGTGTTCATCTAAAGAGAAAGTTTGTTTAGGATTATTAATAGTACGTAACTCATCGACATTTTTAGGTACCCATGCTTCTCTAGACATCATACCAGAATTAAATCCATGCGATCCATCAGTAGTATATTCTTTATTTAATCCAGGTCCAATGTTTTCAGAAACCCACGGTTTTTCATTATGTCTTTTTTGTGATACATTAGATTCCATACGTTTTTTATAAAAGTCATTATTATTTGGTGCCCCAAATGTCCAATCCATATTTTCTTGTGGTTTGAATAATGGTTCTTGACTATCTTTTGATTTACTATGAGATCCGGATCCAACCATATTATCTAAGATGGATTCTGTTTGACTTTCATCAAAAGTTCTACCAGTTATTTTACCACCAAAATAAGGTGTCATATTATTATGATTAAATTCCTTAGTATTAATTTCTTCTCCGGTGAGAGAAACATATGAAGCGCGACTATTTGAATCGCTTTTATTCATAGAAATAGGGTGAGGGCTATCTTTGACAGAGTATCCTACGTGTTGATTTTGGCGGGAATTAATAGCCAAAAAATTTTCGTTTTTTTTATTTTTTTGTTCATTTTCATGATTTGCAATAGTATATAAACCACCTAAAGCGATAGCACCCAATAAATATGATTCCATTATATATATAATATATATAATGAATGAAGAGATTGATTTAAATATTAACCAAAACAATAATTAAAAACATTCCCTAAATATTATGATATAAAAATAACAAAAAAAAAACAAGATTTAAAGTACCGTGATATAATGATAAATCAATTAAACTTTTAACTACCTTCGGCAAAAATAATCTGTTTATTTTCAATATCTAAAGTTCCAATAAAAAGTGGTGCTTGACCCGGGTTATGTTGTGCAATAACATAACTATCAAAATCATATAACTTAAAGTCTTCAGTCATAGCATATAATAAACCATCAATCTCTATTTTTTTAGCTACTAGTTTAGTAATAACTTCATTGAGGTCTTGTATTTCATCATTATTATCATCATAAATAGAAGGTGCGTATATATAATTATTGATATTAGGATTAGTATATGAATAACAAGAATACCTATCTTTATCTGTTTTTGATTTATGAATATTACAATCAATTGCGGATTCTTTAATAGCGTGTGTGAACCGTTTATTAATTTGCTCCTTAAGATTTGATTTTTCAAAAATATGTTCATCAGTAGTAACAATAGTTTTATTATCGAGTTGACTCTTATCTTTTAATACTAATTCGGTAGATAATTGATTTTTCAATTGTTCGTCTGAAAAAGTCATCAAGTAAAGAAATACCTTTATATTTCTTTCCATTAAAGGAAGTTCTTCATGACTACATATTCTTCTAGCACGACCAATAACTTGTTCAATTCTAACATGATGCCAATAAGGCTCCATAATATGAACAAATCTACAATTTTTAAGAGAAATACCCTCGGCGCCGGATGCGGTAATCATAAATATTTTGATAATATCGCCATAAATATTATTATGTGTAACATTTTTCATTACTTCACTAATAGTAACCGGAACATTATCCCATAAGTTATTATAAATATTACGATAAATTTCTTTAGTATCATCATCTTCATCACCAGTATATAAAACAAATGCTGGTTTACCAATATCTTCTGGTTTCATATTAATAGTCCAAATATTAGAAGAGGATTTTGAAATTTTAAATTCTACAAATCCATTAGCTAATAGTACTAGTTTTAGAATACCAATACCTTCTAGTGTTTTAAAGTTACTATAAACTAAATGCAAACCTTTGAATAAAGGATTCTTTATATTTTTCAAAACTTCGGCAAACTTTGGACTATATAGAGCTAAACCACTTGGTGAAAAAATATCAACTGATTGTTCTTTCAACATACTCAAAGCATCAAAAATTCGTGTTTGATAAGCTTTATCTGTTGAAAACAAATCATCTACTTCATTTTCATTATCGTCATCAAATATTTCATTTTTTTCATCAAATGATTTAGGCATAGGTCGTTTTATGGTTTCCGGGAAAACGAAATTGCAATAAGAACGTGAATATATACGATATGTTGATTTAGCATCATCGGCATATAATGGGTTTTTCTTTTTTTTCGAGTTATTTTGTTCTAATTTTCTTTCTTGTACTCGTGCTTCCTCATAAACACCTAATTGATACTTACTCATTGGGATACGAAGAATACTTAAATCGACGTCTTTATTAAAAGTAGGCATAAGAGATTCTTGAGGACTTTTAAAATATGAAGTAAGACCTAATATACGTCGTTTAAAAAGATTAGGATTTTTGAGTTCCCGTTTTTTAATATCAATAAACATATCTTCAAATTTGTCACGGTCAGCATCAAAAGCAGTAAAATTACTAATAGTAATATTTTTACTATCAATTTTAATTTTATTAGAATGAAACATAGTTAAAAGTTCATCGGAAAGATTTTGGTCAGTAACTTGATTACCTTCATCAAAACGAATACCTAGATATTGTGTTTTTTTATATTTATTAATAAAACCATAGGGATTACGGGTAAATGTAAGAGTTCTAGTAGATGGTTTATAATCTATTTCATCTAAAATATCATGTAAATAACATTTAGTAGTCTGTTTGTCACTAAGTTCATCAGTATCATAAATATTTTTGAATAAATGTTTTTTAAAAAGTGATTTAAAATAATCATTAGATAATTTATTTTGAACACTACTTGGAATTTTTATAGTCCATTGTCTAATATTGCCTCTTAAAATATTACACATAACAGCAAGTTCAAATGGAAAATTTATAATAGGTGTACCCGTTAATAAAACAATTCTACAATTTACTGCGGATAAAAGCCAATTATATAAAATAATAGAAACAGAAGAAGAATCTGTTTTCTTTTTTAGTTTATTAACAATTCTACTGACAAAGTTATGTGCTTCATCAATTACAATAACTTTATTATCAAATGGATTTTTAGTACCATTAAATGTTTGAAGTTTTTGATATAAATTATCTTTACGTAGACCATTATAAGCAACAAAATTATATTTAATATTTATAATGACATCAATTTGATATAATATGGCTTTTTGTTCTAGAGGCGGAAGTTTATGAAAATTTGGTTTTCTAGATGAATCTGGTACCCAAGCCCCACCTTTTTGCAATATAAATGATTCAGATAACCCTAATTCAGTCATTAATTGCTGGACTAAATTACCTTTGATAGCTTTTTCATCCATAATATTTTGTCCAGTTGATTTAGTAACCTGATAAACACTAACAAATGACCAGAAATAATTATGTTTATAAAGTGGGTCACCGCAAGATTTAAGTTCTTCGACATAATTACGTAAGAGCGATTTCGGTGTCAAAACAATAACTTTTTTTTTAGTAGTAAATCCTTCAGCAATAGCAATAGAAGAGCATGTTTTTCCAGAACCAAGACCATGAAATAAAAGCAACCCCCTATATGGAGTAAATAAATTTAAATAATCTCTGACAATTTTTTGATGAAGTAACAGAGAAAACTCATTAGATTCATTTATAGTATTATTACATGATAATGATGATTTTTTATCTTCAGCTAATAAATCCGCTTTATATGAATTAAAGAAATTATTGATAAATTGAATAAAAACTTGTCGATTATTTAAATAATACGACAAAGAACCCATTCGTTTGAAATCTATTAATGTATTTTTACTTTGTCTTGGAAGTTTTTTAGTATTAATTATTTCGCCTTCAACAATAATTTTCACATTATTAGCATGAAAAGGTGAGTCATCTATTTTTTTATCTACCATAATATTAATAAAACTACCATTCACTTTTCTAATAAAAACATAAGTAATACCAGCATCACTTTTATGGAGTTGTTTCATACCATCTAAAACATCATTTATATCCGTTTTTTTATTTTGCTTAGTCTTATTTTCAACAGAAAGTGAGCTTTTTAAATCACTAATAAGTTTATCATATGAAATATGCTCAAACTCTGTACGTTTATCTTCAATAACTAAAGACCCCTTAGGTTCAAATGCTAACAATAAATTAATACCAACAACATTCTTAGCAATCGGTTTTGCTTTCAATTGATCTAAAATACTAGATTTGGATAATGTTTGCATTTGTTATAATAGTATATTTTATATATACCAAAAATACAATAAACATAACAAATAACTACATATCAAATTACTACATAAAAATTAAGTTAAAAATGAAATAGCCTTTTCACATGCTTGTTTTTCTGCTTTTCTTTTAATTTTATGTTTTCCCGAACCTAAATAGACAAAAATAGAACTATGTAGTAAAAGATAATGTTTAATAGCAAACATATAAAAATTTTCAGTTTGCTTTTTGATATTAAGTAAGTTATTGAAATTATCGACATAATGCTGAATTTGAATAACCGGAATAGCATTATCATGTGTAAGATTATGAATATTATTACCTATACATAAATAAACACCCATTAAAAATCCATCATTGTCTTTACTAATTTCTAGATAATCAGGGGTTGTTTTGAATTCTTTTTGAATTTGAATTTGAAGTTTATTTTTATAATTATCATCACAATATAATAATTCACACCAGTTAATATGTTTTTCAAAAACATTTTCAAGAAAAATTTGTGCTAGTTGAAATCCGGGTCCACTTGTAAAAATATTACTAAACCAACACCCTTCATCTTTAATATCAATATTATTCATATCTAAAAAAATAGCACCTAAAAATGCTTCAAAAAGACAACCTAATTTTTTATAGTTACTTCTGTTTTTCTTCTCTTCTGCCGAATTACTAAGAAGTAGCCACTTATTTAATTTTAAATCATACGCTAATTTACCGATAGATTCATTTTTAACAATAGCAATCTTTTTTTCGGTCATAAATCCTTCATTTTCATTTGGAAATCGCTTATATAAATAAAACTTAGTAACAGCTTCGAGAATCCCATCACCTAAGAATTCTAATCGTTCATTAGATTTATCTTTTAGTTCAATACAATTTATTGGTTTACTTACACATTTAGTATTAGAATTAAGATTTCGTTTAGTATAAGATTTATGAATAAAAGCAAGTTTATAATATTCTAAATTATGTACGGTGGTTGGTAAACCATATGAACGTAGAATAGATTGAATATCATTCAATGTAATCTCAATATTTAAAGGATTATATGGGTTATATAATTCATCATCTGACGAATTACTTAGATCATCTTGAATATCAATTTCATTATTGATATTCATCATTATATAATATTATATGTACCGGTTATGTTAAAGTTGTTTTTTTATAATTATATGAAATATACTACATTATATATGGACAGATTACCCGACAAAATATAAAAAAATATACACTTACATATACCCAGTATGTAAAAGTATATTAGAAAAAAATAAATATAAATATAGCGTACTTTGGTGTAAAAATGCGATGAATTTTTAAAAGATAGTGATTGGAGTTTAATAATGAATAACTCAACTGAAATAGTTATGACCTATATTTGTAATTTTTGTAAGAATAATAATATATCTGTTAATGATGATGATTGGAAAATATTACTTGATTATATTAACTAATGTATATTACTGTATTATAAAAGACTAATGTATATTAAGATAATATATAATATGTACTACAATTTATTGTAACATATCATCTATATTATTAATTTATATATAAATATTTTACGCAAATACAGATTGTCCGGTAACAACTTCTTGAGCAATATACCCAAGTGCCCCAATCATTGCAAGTCGTCCATTTGCTAGTTCTTTATTTAGCCTATCGTCAGTATACATAGTTGATGGAACCTTATAAACATTACCAGGTTGATAGTCATCTTCTAGTTCAAAAAAAGCATTATCTTCAATAAAACAATTTTTCCATCCAGCGCCCATACGTGAACATTCATACGCACCTGCTCCAATCCAAAATGGAAGTTGCTCTTCAAATGACATAGATGCTAATTTATTAATAGCCAAATCATGTTTATCTGTAAGATCTAGAAATGGTAGAACAACCATACTATACATCGATACACGAGCATGTTGAAGTTCTGCTTCACGAAGATATTTAATCATAGATTGATCGATATTTTCTGAAATTTGTAGAGGATCAAAGTATCCAACAGGCTGAATATCACCTACATAATTAAAATTATTAACAATAGGTTTTGTAGAACTAAATTTACTGAATGCAAAACCAGAGGCATTATTAAAGAAAGTCACAAAGTTAAAGAGTTGAAAAAGAAAGGCAATTTTATACATTTCTATTATTTATAATTAATTATATGTAGGAGTCTTTATATATATTCAGTATATATATTATTTAGATATATGCTAATAAAAACTACATATTTTATTTTGTATTATGAAAAAATAAAAATAATATATAAATGATACTTGGACAAAGTGACATATCATTGAATGAATTACCACACGAATGTCATTATGGATGCGTAGAATATAAACACCAATTAACTGATATAACAGAAGAAAAACGCAATAAATTATATACTCAACTATTATGGAGAATTCATGAAGGTGGTGGCTGGTGTATATATTTTATAGGGGTACAAAATAATGGATAACTATGGAATAGTTATGATGATTATAAACTATCTTATGATGAGTTAAATAAAATAGTATATTTAGCTAAGGCTAAAATAATCTATAAACTTCCTATATCAGAATATGCTAGTGGATTTGTAATTCATCAAGGAGATTATGACCCTTATGAATTCGATAAAATGTATAAAAATATATTATTTTTTATACATTTTATCGAATACTATCAAATACTATCATATATTATTTACACCTTTGGAATTTTCAAATGAACATTTTAAAAAATATAATAATATATTAATTGTTCATCATTCAATTGATTATAAGAATTCTGCTGTAAAATATTATCTAAAAATAAAAAATTATGTAGAAGTTTGTAAAATTGATAGTTGTAATAGAACTTCACTTATGAGATGGGTTATTTAGTGATATCTAATATTATTTAGTTCAGGGATTAATAATTTAATTACATTTTGATTTATAGTTAGTTTCGTACGTTCAGAACCTAATTGAAATGCATTAGCTACTATTTTTTCAGAAATAGGAAAGCTAAATCGTTGAATTTTACTACACATATCATAGCTATGTTGAATACTACTCAGCCAAGACCCCACACGAACTTCTAAAAAAAATCTATTTTTTAAAGGTATTAGTTTTTCCGGATATTTTTCTATCCATTTTGTATATTCAGTATTATTAGTTTTATGCAGGTTCCTATTAACTCCGGCCCATTCTGGTCCATTTCCAAATATAATGCAATCACCATCATTCATAATACTTTCTAATACTTCTTTTTTTATAATTTCATTATCTTTTTCAACAAATTCATCCCCAATTATATTTTCCCATTCTATTTTTTTATTAGTATTTATTTTGAAATTATGAAAATCTATAATTGTATGTTTCAAATTATATTCTTCACATATTTCTTTGGAAATTTCTATATCAGGTTGATCTATTTTAAGAGTAATTACTTCAAATGGAATTTTTAAATGCAAACATACAGCTAATATCATTCTACTATCTCTTCCCCCTGTTAAGGTTAAAAATAATTTTTTATTTTTATCTTTTAAATATTTATAAAGATTACTAATCATTTGGCAACAATATTCCGTATACATTTTAACAAAGTTATTTAATGTTATTTTTATTATTATTTGTCTTTTATTAAATAATTATGATATATTTTTCCGTTAATATTTATATTTTGACTATTATAAAGCGACTCTACCATTGAAAAAGCAGATTTACCTGGTGGACAATATTTACTGTTATGTCCTCCAAATTGTGTTTTTGTACCTAAATCTAAATTTAATACATTTTTAAATATCAACGCATTATTAGATATTAATATTTCATTATTATTATTATACAAAAATAGTTTATATAAATTACCAATATCTTTATAAATCATATCTTTATAGATAACAATATAATTACCAACTAAAGTAGATAACACTATTTCAATATCTTCTATATCATCATTAAAAATATCATTTAAATTTTGTTTTCTACTAGGATCAGATTGTAAACAAAATCCAATTAATATTATCTGATTTTCATTTTGATTAAATATTTTATAGTTTAAGTTTTTATAATATAAATATCTGTTTGAATTTAATTTAATGAATTTAAGGTCCAATTCATTTTTTTTATCATCCGATAAACCATTACATATAATAAATTGATTTCTATATATCATATATATATATCATATATATATATATATATATATATTACGGAGAAAAAATTACATTATTATTTTGTAACATCTTCATTTCCTAATATATAATTCCGTCCATTTCGAATATTAGGCATTATAGTGTTCATTTGAAAATACCAAAGGTGTAATACACAATTCATTCATTTTAGAATATACTTGGTGACAAAAAGTAAATATATTTTAATTTTTGTAGAAAACATAATTTAATAGGTTACTAGTATACTAATATAAAAAATAAAAACGTTTTATATTAGTATATAGTTTATATACTGTTATAAATATTAAACTGAATATGTTAAGAAAATGATATTTCTATTTCGATATTTTCTTTTTTAATCGTTTTGACGGCAGACAATGATAATTCAGTTCTTTTCTTTCTAGAACTAGATAAATTTAATTTTTGTTTATCACGTAGTTTAGTATTACTTTGACTATTTCGGGTGTTCATATCATTATCAATATCAGTATAATTATCATTAATATATTTAATAATATCATTTTCAATAGCCCATTTGAAAAAATTTAACTGTCCAATCGTTGTTTGAATATGTAGACCATTTTTATATGGAAAAGAAATACGGTCCCATCGACAAAACGGGTCAAACCTACGTTTAGAGTATGCTTTTAATTTAAGTTTATAATCATCAAATACCTTAAAACGAATAATATCATCATTATTTTTACAAACATCATAAACAGTATAATATTGTTTTGAGTAATTAGTAGTAAACCAGTCAACAATTCTTAATGAAATATGAGATTGTCCATTAATAATTTGTATCATAGTATCCATATGTTCAATATTAGAATAATAAGATTTCAAATTTTTCATTAATAGGTCATTTTGAGAAACATAATTTGTAGTCATTTAATAACATAATTCGTTTAGTTTTAAGTTTTAATTATGTGTTTAAAGTTAACTTTTAATAATATGTAAATTTTTAGTAAATAAAAATTTGTCACTATTCAAACATCGACGACTCAAATTACATTTAAGACAACAAACCACAGTATTATTGAAATTATGACCTTGGTCATTCATAATTCTATCTAGAGTCCACTGATATGGAGATCGTTGATATTTATAGATTACATTTACAGAATTATTACAATAATAACATTTCAGTTTAGATATAACAAGTTTTTCAATAACTTGCGGAAATGTTATAAAATTTGTAGTATCATACAATTTTTTGAGTTTATCTTGTTGCATATAAGACGATATTTTCTTTTTAATATCGGATGATACTTCGTTTGATTTGATAAAATTTTCTGCGGAATATAATTTTGTAATCATAGAAAGCTGTTCGTTATAAGAAAACACGTCATTATTATACTGTTCACAATTTAAAGATTTAAAATTAAAAGAACTACTAACTCTAATTTTTTTGTCACTATTATCTATTTTATCATTTTCAGTATTATTTTCAGAATACGAAAACTTAATAGTTTTCATATAAATATTTATATGATTATAATATAGAAAATTGAAAATAATATATTGAATACCCCCATTTAAAATAAATAATGGATGATAATAGTACCGATGAGATACTAAAAAAAATAGCAATCGATCCAATTCTAACATCATATGATAAGACACATATAGTAGATATAGTTCTTCATTCAATAGATGAATATCTTAAAGAACATCCGTTAAAACTAGCAGAAGAAAATTTCGACGATGAATTAGATATATTATTAATGGAACATCTCTTAATAACCTTTGAAAATATTTTATCATTTTCCTTAGAAGAAGATTTACGTATTTTAATTCAGGAAGCAAAGCGGTTATACTTTTTATATATTATGCCTAGACGGTCTTATAGACATTTATGTAAACCAATAACATCTATTAAAAAAGAACGCATATCTCAACAAATAAATATATTACGCAATAAATATCAACCCGAACAAAGAACACAAGAATGGTATGATTTTAGATATAATCTAATAACCGCAAGTTCAGCTGGAAAAGCTTATGGTTCTCCATCCATGGTAAATAGTTTAATTTACGAAAAATGTAAGCCAAATATTCCGAGAAAAACTACAAATATAAACATGGACAGCTCATTACATTGGGGACAAAAATATGAGCCTATTTCGGTAAGTATTTATGAAGATAAATATAAAACACAAATAGAAGATTTTGGATGTATTCAAGATGCTCATCATAAGTTCTTAGGTGCATCACCAGATGGAATCAATATTGATAGTACATCGCATTTATATGGTAGAATGCTAGAAATAAAGAATATTGTAAATAGAAAAATAACAGGAATACCCAAAAAAGATTATTGGATACAGATGCAATTACAAATGCATGTATGTAATTTAAATGAATGTGATTTTTGGGAAACACGATTCACTGAATATCATTCATATAACGAGTATATGAATGATTATTCCGATACTCCATTTATAACAGCAGATGGAAAAAGAAAAGGCATGTATATGTGTTTTAATAAAAATGATATACCCAATTATGAATACCCCGATCTAAACTTATCTCAGGATGCTTTACAAGAATGGGAAGAAATACAGATGAATAAACCGAATAGAATATGGATTAAAAACAATTATTGGAAATTAGAAGAGTATAGTTGTGTCCTAGTATGTCGTAATCGTATTTGGTTTAAAGCAGCAGTACTCTTATTAGAAAATATATGGAGTATTATAGAATATGAAAGAATACATGGATATGAGCATCGTGCTCCCAATCGAAAAAAAAAAGAAATCGCAGAAAAAAATAGCAACATATGTGATATGTTTGGTGCCAAACCTCAAAGTAACTGTTTAATAAACATCAAAGTAATTAAAAAATAGTAACTATAAAATTTATTACTATTTTATGTTTAATAAAAATTGAAATAAAAAAAAACATAATTATTATTATTAGTTTAATTTAACGAATAATAATTATGAGTCAACTAAAACAATACTTTGTATTTGTAATGCTAATGATTATTAATACCCAAACATATAGTCTAGTGCTAATTTGTCATCTATTAGAAAAAATGTATCCCAATAATAAAGAAATTTATCAATATAAAACTGAAAATATTTGGCAACCAATTAATAAATATGAAAAAGAAGCTTATTATAATTATGTAAAACAAATGAATAAAGAAAACTCTATTTATCCTACACTAAATAAGAAGCCAGCATCACCTAATAAAAAAAAGAAATGGGTAAATAAGAATCCAGTATTTCGTTGTTTACAACAAGAAGGAGAAGTACCAATTATTGATTAAAAAATTAGATGATATAACCATTTACACTTTTTGAATTATCAAATGATCACTATAATACCCAATATCATAACTAGACATAATTATATATTAGGAACTTAATATGTATATTTTTTGCATCCTATCAAAAATATAATAATGTAATTATGAATAAGAGTGTTTTATTCATTTTTGTCAGAGGTTTGATTTTTGACCGATCATTATATAAAGATATTATATATAACATAAAAATAAGCAATAATATATTTGGGGTATAATTATTTTTAATTTGATAAAGATGATAATTCACTTTGTATTCCTCGTGAAATAAACGCATAAGCAATTTTTAACATTTTACTGTATAATCGTTTTTCTAATTCATCCGGTATTAAATCAACTTTAAATCTCCCACCAATAGTAACTTCACCTATATCAACTAAGTCTTTATTTTCTTCATACCACAAATCGATAAAATTATCAATTCTATCAGAAATATTAAGATGTGTGTTTTCCATCTTTTCTATTTTTTTTTTCAATAACTTATTTTCGGCTTGTAACGCATTCATGTTTGAATGTAATTGTAAATCTATTTCAGCAGGTGATTTTAAAACAGCCATATAATATATGTTATATAAAAATATATATACAAAATATAATATGAATTTTAATGTATTGACATTTTTTATAATTTTCAATATTTCTTTTTTTTATTTATTAAACATGCATAATGAAGTTACATATGGCGGAACAAGTGATACTGGTCTTGTGGGTTCTAAACCTAAGACAACAGAGACAGAATCCACGACAGAACCCACGACAGAAGCCAAGAAAAAATATAAAAAAGCCAAGAAACGTTATAATAGGAACATACAAATAAATTTAATTATATATATTTTATTTATTTGTGCTTCTTTTATAATTAATACTTATCTTGTATATAAATTTTTTAATTTAAACATAAATATACGTTCAACTCTACAAAATACTTTAATGCTATTAGCAATATTAATGGTAATAATACTAATAATAATTCTTAGTATGAGTGATATTACAATGAACGATTTAAAACCAAATATAGTTTATTCATATAAAAATACAGATAACACTATTATAAATCTTACCAATCTAGAGTATGGAACTCGAAAGTTAAATATGAAACAAAAAATTAATACTGATAATAATATCCTAGAAAAATTTGAAATATTTTTTTCTTTATATGTTGAAACCGGACAAACACATGATAACTATTCATATACGGAAATACTAAATTTCGGAGAGAAACATAATGATAAAAATATAGACTTTTGTAAATTAGCATTAGACCATACTACTGAAGAATTAGTGTTATATATTATTAGAGATATAAGTAATATTGAGTATAGCACTGATTTTAATATTCCATCCACAGACATAGAGATGAAAAAAATGGATTCATATTATTTAAAATTTACCACACCAATAAATATGTTTTATAAATGGAACGATATACAAATAAAATATAATGGTAGTGCTATTTATGTTTATATAAATAATTTATTAGTAATGATACAACCATATTATATAAGAAAAATTGGTGATATATATATAAACCAACTTATTATAGGTGATGACCGTATAACATCTATGCCCGGCTTAATTAAGGATGGTATCTTTATCAAACAATAATATATTAATATAACCATATTGTTATTTTAGCCTGAAAATAATATAGATTAAACAACGATTAATAAGTAAAGAAAAAAATAATATATATATATATCATAAATTATGAAACTAAATAATACGGTACAGATTATTTTAGGATTATTACTTGTTATGTGTTTCTTATATATTTTTTACTTAACATACTTTAAAATACACACCAAAAACTTTATTGACTTACATGATGGTATAGCATATACAGCAACAGATAAAGAAGCGGCAGAATTAAAAAAAAATGATCATAATAATTTAAAATTTACTCATTCATTTTGGTTATTTATAACTGAACTACCTCAAACTGACCAAAATATGAGTATACTAGAACATGGATTAGATTCGCATGATTTTAAGTTTAGTGTTAAATTAGATAGCTTAGCTACATTAGAAGTAAAATCTAAAAATAAATCTAGTAATAAAGAGGACAATTTAATAATAGAGCATGATAATATATTATTACAAAAATGGAACCATATAACAATAGTACAAGATGTTAATACTATGGATTTATATATAGATGGAAGTTTAGTACAAACAATAGAAAAACATCCGATAGAATTAACCCCCAGAACGGAGATTTCCCCGACCGTTAATATTGGAAAGTATTGTGAATCATCTCCAAATTGGGGACATGAGGATGTATTATTAGCATTTTATAAATATTATGCAAAAGCATTAACGCATACTGAAATAAAATCAATATATAATACTTATAATTATATTTTAACACAGGATCCTGATAATATAACTTTGGAATTAGATATTATTAAAAATAGTAGTAATTTTGGTTCTATAATAATATAATTAATTTTATATTATTTGTATTTTGTTAAATATTAGTAATAATATTAACAATAATATTAGCAATAATATTATTATTAGTATATATATAATGGATTCTGTTTTAAACAAAATGCCCAAAAGTTTAAACTCTATATTAGGAAAGCCAGATTCTCCTGCATCAAAAGTATCTTTTGTACTTGTTTTACTAGTTATTATATATATATTAACTAAGGTAATATTATATATATTAACACAATATTATTCAAATATGTCCAAAGAAACAGTTATATTATCAGGTAGATTAACCGGATCAGAATATGTAAAAATAAAAACATCAGGACCTGATTCTGTTGATTCTGAAGAGGTTGAGGATAATACAATTGAAATTAATCGTTCAATTAATGAAAGTAATGGCATTGAGTTTACATATACAATGTGGTTGAATACAAAAATTGGCCCCGTAAGTACTATTGATGTGAGTTGTACCTTTAATAACGACGAATCACATACTATTCATAGTAATTGTCTAGACTCATCCTCCTCTGTTATACATATATTTTCAAAGGGTGATGACACTATATATAATGGGGCCGCATTAGGTAAACTGTTAAATATTAACTGTCCCGGAGTTTACTTAGGTTATTACGAAGATGAGAACAGCACTATTTCTAGTAATTTGTATATTATAACTGACACAGATGGTGCTCAGGCATCGGGGGTGACTAATAATAATAATATAATAGTTATTAATTGGTTGCCACATGAAAAATGGTTTCATTTAACTATTTCAGTAAAGCAAAATATAATATATATTTATATCAATGGGACATTGATAACAAGTAAAAAAATGGAGGGAATAATAACACAAAATAATAATGATTATCATATTAATAATAATGCCAATACGGATTACGGTAGTATCGCAGATATATTTTACTATTCAAAAGCGTTAAATATATTTGAAATAAACTCAAAAGCGAATAAGGCGATATCAACAAATAAATCAGAAAGATCTAGGACAAATAGTGATACTAATAATATAGTATCATTTAATTATGATTGGATACACAGATAATATGAATAGTAATATTAACATCTAACTAAAATATTAAATTAAAGTACTAGGTTTAGGTTTATAATCTAAAGAACATATTAAATTCTGCTCTTTTATTCCATTATAAAATGTAGGAAATTTATCACAGCTATAGATATCTTGTAATAACAGCCATTCAAATATTCCTCCAAGATACATATAAATCTGCTTAAATCCTAGTTTTTTAAGTTGAGAATATCTATCAAAAACAGAAGAATCATGATCATTTTCACCATAGATAATTATTATTTTAGAAAAATTATTCGTTTTAATTAAGTTATTTATAGTAACCTCTTCTTGTGAAATATCTAAAGTTCCTTTAATAAGACAATATTGATTGTTTTCTGATAACGTACTAAGAATTAGTACATTATCATTATTTAGCAGATTTTGTATATTTTCAAATGAAACTTTTGGAACACTATTATAATTCCCCATTTATATTAATTATATAACTAAATAATATTTAAATGTTCTTCCGCAGTTTTTTTACCATGACAATCACGACACAATGCTTCAAGATTATTAATATCATTTGTCCCACCATATTGTAATCGTTTAATATGATCAACTTCAAACCATGCAGGTAATTGACATTTACAATGTGCACATGTCCAATTTTGTTTAGCAGCAATATATTTTTTTTTAGTTTCACCAACAGAACGTTTTGTAGTAGTCGATGTTTCTTTAAGTTTATTATCCTTAGTTTGAAAATTATAATCTCTATGAAGTGAATACATTTGATTAGAGTTAATATCTTGTTCTGGTCTTACAAACGATGTTGCATGTTTTAAAACAGGTAATAAAAAATTACTAGCTTCTTTATCAATAGGCATATATTTGATAGTATTTGTGGCATGTTTAACTAAAGAAAGCCCATCTTGTGGATTTTTATTAATAAATGATATAACAAAAAACCCAATTAACAAATAACCACCCATTACATAATATTTTTTCCAGCTTTTCAATAATGCTATATATTTACCATCATGATATGTATTTATAATCATAAATAATGTGCCTAATATTATAGGAAGTTTGAGATTCATAATATTTATATTATATGTTTTGATAATATATCATGAAGATTTTTTAATAAAATCATTTTTTCATAGTTATATGGTCTAATAGAATATAATGCATCAAAAAAAGATTTCCATTCCATTTTACCAACCTCATTTCTTTCAAATGTGTCACATAAATCTGTTTTAGAATCTTGTTTATTCGAAATAAATTCAGCAACATAATATTTATGTTTATAAGACTTATAATTTGACCCAGTAAATATTTCTTCTAATGGCAAAATATTTTGAATAAAATCCAAATTATTTCTAGTATATCCAGTTTCTTCCTCCCATTCTCTTATTGAACAATCTAAATCACATTCAAGATGATTTCGTCGTCCTTTTGGAAATCCCCATTCGGGTTCTTCCCAATTTCTCTTTGTATTTTCTATCAAATCTACAATAGTTGTTTTTACAGTATCTATATAAATACCGTTCCGGAGTTGTTTTAATTTATCGTTTGAATTTTTTTCTTCTATTCTTTGATAAACACCTACTTTAGACTTTTCACCCCATAAATCATTCCATAATATTTTAAAGTCTACTTCACATATTCTTCTACGTTCATCGTTCGTCATTTCATTCAACATATTCATTATATATTGAATATTATTAATCGGATATTTTCCACGAATAAAATCGACATAACCTAAGGTATCTTTTCGTCTAATTAATAAATATTCTATTGATTTTTTTGAGTGTTGAATAATTGAATTTGAAATATCAATACTTACGAATGGACTTCTTCTAAAACATATTATTCCATAACTTGTAATAGGTAGTTTACATTGATGATATTGATGTCCTAATTTACCACAATTATTACAATAAATAATATCACCCATTTAATCTAATATTTATTTATTTTTCTATTTAAATGTTGTTTAAATGTTGTTTGTAGTATTAAGATAATCATGTGTTTCCGGCATAGTTAATATTTTATTAAATCTTTGCACATTAGATATTTTTCCAGCATCTGGATTGAAAAAATTAGTAGACACCATATAATACGATGCTACACAACTTAAAAATACCATAACTAAAGCATAATAATGACCATATTTACTTACCAAAAGACCGGAATCATTAGTATTTTTTCCGGGATTTCCCATTGATGTAAAATTCATACCAAAGTATCCGGTCAAAAAACTTGCGGGTACAAATGCGAACAATAAAATTTCTAAATAATCATTATCCATTTTAGTACTAATATTTAAATTATTTATGTTATCTTTTATATGCGAAAAATATAGATTTTTCATTCGGTTCAATTCAATTAGTTTATGTTTTGCATGTTGTTTTTCATATGTGGTGGATTCTGGATCAACTAAAACAGACCTATAACTGACAAATAATGTATTTAATTGACCTAATCTCATATTAATATTTCTTTCATTTAAATTACGACGTTTAAACCTTTTATTAAATTTATTTTTATTATCTTGTAATTCTCTACTCCATTTTTTATTCCATATTTGATGAGCACTTTTATATTCATCTGTATTTACAAAATCACATATCATACATTCTTCCGATAATTGAACGGATAGTTCATCCATTTTTTTATCAGTCCAATTTAACAATTTTTTATGCTTCATTTTATTATATATTTTATTAATATTTTAAGATTTTTTCGTAACCACATTTATTTCGTTAAATAATATGAATAATAATATGAATAATAATATGAATAATAATATGAATAATAATATGAATAATAATATGAATAATATAAGTATATCACCAGAAATAGACCCACTAATATGGGGGAAAGAATTTTGGTTTATTTTACATACTATTTCATTCACATATCCTCAAAATCCAAATGATACAGCTAAACGAAAATACTATGATTTAATACAAAATTTACCATTATTTTTACCAAATACAAAAGTTGCAAATGAGTTTGCTGATTTACTCAACACATATCCCGTCAAACCATATTTAGATTCACGTGTAATGTTTGTAAAATGGATGCATTTTATACATAATAAAGTAAATAAATTGAATGGTAAAGAAGAGATGACATATAGTAATTTTATTCAAATTATGCAAAAGAAATATACACTACCTCCTAAAAAAAATGAAAATATTATATTTACTAAAAAAAATATTTCTACTGGATTTGTTTTATCTATATTAATCTTTATTTTTTTTTTAGATAAAAAAATAAAAATTGTCTAGATATATTATAAATGTTTAAGAGTAAATTTATAAACAACTTACTGAAAAATGTTAATTCTAGTAAATTTACGGCGGGTATTGCAATGTTGATGTTAAACGTCGGTTCTAAATATGTCAGTATTGGATTATCCAAATCACAAGAAGCATATCTTACATCATCTTTAGCTAGACAAATTCTTATTTTTTCAGCAACATTTGTGGGCACTAAAGATATAGTCACTTCAATATTATTAACTATTGTTTTCATATTGTTTGCTGATTATATATTTAATGAAAATAGTCGGATATGTGTTTTACCTAAAACCATGAAAAAATTTCACGATGAAGTAGACATCGATAAAGATGGAATTATATCTGACGAAGAACTAAAAACTGCTTTAGATGTATTATCAAAAGCAAGAAAACGTAAACAAGAACAATCATCTGGTGCTAACTATTTGAAATAATAAAAAATTGAAATATTTAAATAATTTAAACCACTTAGGTAAATATATAGTAAATATAATTAAAAATATTATGGAAATATCTTGCCAACCAGATATTTATCAACCAACATGTAAAAATAATACATATGTTGATTGTATGCCGTGTACTTTTCAAAACAATATCAGATGTCCTTGTACTCCCAAAATTACTCAAGTATATAAAACATCTACCGCTTTTAAACTACATCAAAAAACAATACGACATTCTAATTGGCTAAATCGTCTTAACGAAGATCGTGTAAATTATTACATACAAACAATTAAATTGACAGAGAACAATGACAGTCAACGAATAATTATTTCCCAATTACAAGTGCAATGTTCCCAATTAGATGTGAAATGTTCCCAATTACAACTGAAAATTTCCCAATTGGAAAACAAATTAAAGAAACTCGAGTGATTAAAATCTATACTGTAATTTCATCTTCTGTAATTTGATATGCCCAGTGTTGTAAACTCTGTCGAATTACAGGACTAATAGAATAATCATCAATACTACCACTTTTTTCCTGGATTTGTTTTATTAAATTGCTTTTAAATCTTCCTTTTGGACCACAAAATGCTAACCAACGCTTTATTTGACGCTCATCATCCGGACTACGTCGTCCATTATAAAAATTACAATACCATTCAACCCAACCATATGGGTCTTGTTTTTTTATCCATTCTTTTTCTTCCCAATCTTCTAAGGTTGACCCACATTTTACTTTATATTTATTAATATTAGCATCATATTTACTCCAATCTCTAGTTAAATGATCATTTGATATTCCATTCCACCAACCTAATTTTTTAAATTTAATATGCCTATTTTTATGATTTTTTCCGGTAATTGTGGATTTTATTGGTCGCCAATAAGTTCCACCAAAACTACCCATTTTAAAGATTTGTTCAGGTGTTAAATTAGGTCTAAATTTTTCAATAATACTAGATTCTTTTGATGTATAAGTAAAAGATATTTCTTTAGGATATACTTCCATCTTATTAATTTATTAATATATATATTATTATATTAATATTATGATTTATGATAATATTGGATATTATTTAACTAAAATAAATTAAATAATATTAATTTATTAAACTAATGTAGTAAAATGTATAATTGTGAATTTTGTAATTATTCTACAAACAGAAAATATAATTTTAATAAACATGAAAATAGTCAAAAACATATTAAAAAAACCAAAATTATATCACATGAGTACTCATGTAGATTTTGTGGAAAATCATATAAATATATGAAATCATATTTAAATCATGAATGTTTAATAAAACATAATAAACTAGTACAATCTAAACATGCTATTAATGATTCGACTGATGTAACAGAACTTTTAAATAAAGTACTCGAAGAAAATCAACAAATGAAAAAAGATCTAGAAGAAGTTAAGAATAATAATAATAAGATAAATGTAAATATTAATATTTTCCTACAAACAGAATGTAAACAAGCTATTAATTGGTTTGATTTTATTCAATCATTGAATATAGGTGAAACAGAAATAAACGATGTATTAAATACTAATTTAACCGCGAGTATGATAAATGTATTAATAACAGGAATGAATAAATTAGGTATTCATAAGAGACCTGTGCATTGTTTAGATTTAAAACGTAAAAAATTATATATACGAGATAATAATATTTGGATAAAAGACCAAATACAAACTATAAGTACTATATCAAAAGGAGAACAAATATTACAAAATAAATATATAAAAGCTGTTAATAGTTGGGAGAAAGAAAATATTGATATTAATGAAGAACTTGGTGACAAATATTTAGAAATATATCAAAAAATATTTAGAGAAATTAATGATAAAAAAATTCGTAGAATTATATCAAATGAAACACATTGGACTAGTGGTGTATAAATATTTAATCAATCATATAAAACATGATAAATCTGTCGGGAATATCTTCTACAAGGACACGTGCAATATTCTTTATTACAATAATAAATAGTACTTTTATGTCTTGTAAATTGTGCATCTAAATATTTACCATAATCAATAATAGATACTAAGTCTTTTAAACATGGTTTTTGATACTGATGCCGCGAACAACATTTACATTTAGCTAATTTATTTGAAATATATTTATAGTCTGGTACATATTGTTTTATTGTGTCGTAAATATATAATCTCTCACCATGATTATTATATGTTTGTTCAATATAGATTTGTTGAATATACTTCATTCTAGATAAGCATCCTTTTATTTGGATTTCATATAAACATTTTTTTAGTGTTTTATATTTAAAATCGTCATACTCAAAAATATATGCTTTAATTGTATCCGGTAGAATATCCCATCTAGACATTTGATACTGATTGTATCATGTTTACTATAATATTCAATAATTCAATTTTTTATTTTTAGAAACAAAAAAAAAAAGAAGTGAATATGTATATGGGTGTTGAAATAACACTATGGGCATATGCATTTGAAGATTATAATATAAAAAATGAGTTATTTGAACCAGAACCAGAACCAGAACCAGAACCAGAGCCTGAACCAGAACCAGAGCCTGAGCCAGAGCCAGAACCAGAACCAGAACCAGAACCAGAGCCTGAACCTGAACCAGAACCTGAACCTGAACCAGAACCAGAACCAGAACCAGAACCAGAGCCTGAACCAGAACCAGAGCCTGAGCCAGAGCCAGAACCAGAACCAGAACCAGAACCAGAGCCTGAACCAGAGCCTGAACCAGAACCT